CTGCTCTATCTTATCAACAGCGCCACCAATGGCTTGACCTATCTGTGAAAAGGTTTGTGCTTTTTGTGATTCATAGGCGGCGATACTTGGCATCATAGCCAAGCCTCTTACACCTGTTTTAATTGAGCCTGGTAACTTCATTTAAGGAGCCTTTGGCGCAGGTGCGCTACTAAATAAGCCGCTGCTAGAAATTTGACTAGCGCCAGAAAACAAACTTGAGATAGCTTGATTTTGTAATTGTTTAACTTGTAACTGCCCGCCCATTTTAGCGGCTTTGACTTGTTGCGCTCCTGACTTTTTAAGCCAAGCAAGTTGTGCTGCGTTCTCTTTCTTGGTATCAGCAATCGCTAAACCTCGCGAGCCTGTGGATTGTACGCCACTAGCCGCGCTCATAGCACCCATTAAAGACTCACTATCAATTATACCCGACTCAAGTCTACGCTCTTCTTCTGCGTTGGTTTCCTTCATGGACTTTATATTCATAGCATTAATCTTCTTTTGTTTTTTAGCTGCGCTTCTTGCACTACCAAAACTAAATAAAGAACCTGCACCACCTATTAATTCGCCCCACATAATAACCCCTTAAAGATTGTTTTGAGTCATTTTACCAAACAACCCTGTTATTGTTAATTTATATGGTAATGATTGAGTAACTTTTATACTTCCTTTATCATAACCTAAGCTGTTTACTGTTACATCACCCGTTAAATCTGGCTGTCTATACCCCATAGGCGTAGACGGAAACCTTACTTTTTCACGCTTGTCATTAATAAGTGGTACAGCGCTTTGGTAGATTCTGGCTGTTATTTCGCTAAAGCGTTTTTTAAATCCCATGCTTGAGCCTGCTTGTGATCCTAAATCGGTTTCTAGCGTAGTAATACTTATAGGCATTTCAAGCCCTATAACAGCTTTATCTTCAAAGTAATTCAACACCCCATCACCATTACTATCTAATGTTATATTAGGGTGTTGGTTGTCGTTAATTTTAACTATAACCTCTTGCCCTGCTAGGTGTGGAATACTTACATTTACGCTATCAGTTTCAATAGTGGTATAACTGTCCATATAATCAGAGCCTAACTCTTCAACGTATGTAATAGCTTGCCCATTAATAACGCGCTGAACGGTCATGGATAAAATGCTAAACCCTGACTTTTCACTAACACTAATACCTAATACATTAGCAATTGAATGCTTGTGCCACCCCATAGTTTCAGTATAAGGATCATAAGTACAACCAATCAATGTTCCATCATCAAGTAAGCACCAAACAATACTCTCAGGGTTGCGAGCATAAGCAATACTAATAATTTTTTTATTTAACGTTAGGTCTTCAGCGGTGAAAATTATTTCATTTGCTCGCCATTGGTTTTGATCTTCTTGATAGCGTATAGCTAACAGCTTGCGACCGTCACCAGATATAAACATAATCATACTGCCAACAAGTATGCTGTTGACAGACTCGCCACCCTCAGCACTTTGTTGGACGACAAAAATATCATCAGGTGTAATAATGCCTTGTGAGCCATTAATTATAAATTCACCTGCGTTCGTACCTATAACAAGATTGCCGCCACCTTCCATCCATCTAATACGCCCTGCTTTTGACAATGAAAACTCCAACCCATCATTAGCTTCTGTACCTGTTGTTAGCGTCTCTAGCTCGTTCTCTACAGTCGACTCATCATTTGACTGACTACCCCAAAAAGTCTGCGGCTTTGATTGTACACCAGCCCACCAACTGCGCCCCTGAAAAAACGTCAAAGTAGTAGGGTAATTACCTGCTGACCAATCGGAAGGTATCCCAATAAAAGGAACTGCTGCAAACGTCCATGTATTAGCATCTAAATCATAAATTAGTTTTTGAGGTGCTTTGTCTTGGCAAAGAAAATACATACTAAATTCATTCGGAGACATTTCAGTTTGCATTGTTCTAATATCATCTTCATTCCAAGGGTGATTGAACTCGATAGCGCCTGTACTGGTTAATGATGAAGTAACAGAAGTCAAAGCCCTCGAACCATAAACATCTATCCCTGGTGGTACAGCGCCCGCACCAATATCATTGACGCATGAAAAAGTTATCCAGTAACTTGTTGCCCCGTTAGGGTTAAAAAGTACCTCTCCATTATCAACGGCTCTGAAGTTTTCTTCAAATATATCACTTGCCCCTGCACTAGTGCCTATCTTAATAAACATACTTGGCGGGATAAATGCCCCTACAAAGCTTGACGTAAAACTTATTCGCCTTTCTTCGTTTTCAGTGCCAGGAGCTAAGGTAACCTCTTGTGTTATACCTGCCAATTCACCATTAGGGAAAGTATCTTCTGGTGTCAATAACACAGTCCCGCTTGACCAAAGGACAGTTGACTTACCGGAAGTGAATAACTTACTCCAGCCGGTTAAACCAATATTAAAGCTAGTGTTTATTAAATCATCTTGAAACAGTGAGCCACTAGCACCATTAACGATTAACCGACCATCTGCAACAGCTACCGCACTGAATGCCTCACCTGTAACATTGTTAGGTATTAACTGAAAAGGGAATGGCCTTGCATAGTTGTCGCCTAAACTTTCAAGAAATACAGTGCCGTTTCTTGATTCCATAGGCCCATGACGAGTTACAATCATGTTGTCACTATCTTTTAGCCCTGAACGGTATTGAGGTAAATCGCTGCGTGACCAAAAACGAGGTGATAAAATACCACTGGTAAAGCTTGTTTGTAATGGGTAAAGGTTCATTATCTAGCTCGCGCTCCTATCAGTACATTAGAGCGTAACACTTTTGTACGCCCTGTCATACCATCACTCGCTGCTGCTTCATCAACTAGAATTTTATACTCACTAAGTAAGTCTAGTTTAAGCTGTCTGCTTGCTGCTACCGGTATAGCTAAACGCGCACCAAGATTAGCCGCTAAAGCTGTAATAAATGAATCAGTAAAACGGTTTGGATCTTCCACTTTCTCAATGTACTTAACCCATACTTGCCCGTTTGTATCTGCGCTAATGTACTCGCCTTCTTGCTGCCATTGTAGGTTATTTTGTGTATAGCGAGTGTTGGTATCACCTCGCTTGTTATCCCACACTTCAATAATACGTGAGCAATCATCAGGCACTTTAAAGCTTGAATGAAAACCAAAAGCAGGCTCAACAGTAGCAGACTCAGCAACCTCAATACGCTTTACAGCAAAATTCCAGTCTACCGCTTCAAGTACAAAGCCTAAAGCATACGGGTAATGTAATCGGCAAAGGTCAGCACCAGTTGAGTTTTCTAGTGGGTCAATAACATTGCTATCACCAACCAAGTTAAGAGCCAGATTCCATATATCAACGGTACTAGCCATGCGCTAATCCTCTTTCTTAGCTTTCGCTTTAGCTTTCTTTTTCTTTTTAGGGATAAAAGACTCGACAATATGAAGCTGAACTTTTAGTGTCAAGCTTATTTCGTAGGCATCTTTACCCGCTTTATTCATCTTTTTAATTTGTACTTGCTCAAGTTTGTTAACGCCTGTTTTAAAGCCGCTACCTGCTTGCTTTGGAATAGGTTTCATAATTTGCCCTTAATCTTTTGTACGTAAATTTAAACCTAGGTTTGCATCATAAATAACAATATCAGCATTTTTTTCACTTGCTACCCATACCGAAAGCTTATCACCTGCAACTAAATCATTTAAAAACCCACCACCTGAAATATTGGTGCGGTCTTGACCATTACTTGCTCGCATGCCTGTAGGTCGTTGACTAAAAATATACTGGCCCGCGCGCTCAATACCAAAGATGAAACCAATATTATTACCATTTGCTGTGCATGATATATCTAGCCAAGCATGACTGACGTAATACTTCCCACTATCAGCAATGACAATTTCGCCATTAGATACAGTTAAAGAGCCGCCAACCTCTATCTCTTCAAACTGCGCAATCTTAATGAAGCCTTTATAATCACCGCCCGTTAATGGTTGCGGGTTATCAGGTGGTGTTAAATCTTCGTTACCAGTACCAGTAATACCACTAATTGTTAGCGGAATGTTTGTGCCGTTTGATTGTTTTTGTGTGTAGCCTACACTTGCATAAGTGTTTAATAAGTCATTTAAATCTGACTTGCTAACTAATTCCTGACTATTTATAGCTGATGATACTTTTTCAATAACGACAACAGCGCTGTACCCTGTTACATCGTCACCGCCTGAGAATTGCACCTCAAATTCTATAGCGTTAGCACTAGACACGTAAGCCACTGGGTTTACTTGAGAGGCTGAATTACCAGTGTTATTACTTAAAATCAAAGTACCTTTAGCTCCTACAAATATGTTATTTGAAGCGTCAAAGATTTGAAAATCTGTATAGTTATTGGTAGCCACGCAAGTTACGTTCAAGTAAGCCTGTATTTTATAGGTGAATCCAGCTTCAAGCCTTATCTTACCATCATTGACTTTTGATATGTCTGTACTGCTATTATAAGTTTCGTTTGTTGCGATGTCCGCCACTGGGGTAGAAAAGTTAATATTACCTGCCCCGTAAGGCCTTTCAAATATTGCCGTTTCTTTAGAGCCATCTAAAACACTTTGCGCTTCATCAACCATTAATGCACCATCTAACATCGGCTGTAATGTAGTGCTTGCCTGATTAGTAGGGGTGATAGTGTTGGTCGTGCCTTCTTTGGCTATCTGCGCATTAATACCTGCTTGTGCGTCTGTTCTGTTACTCATAATTTAACCCTTAAAACAAAATAACCCATCGATTGATAGGTTATTTTTTTATTGTTTACGGTAAGACTTGTCTTGCATTTTTAGCGACTCTAGGCGTTCTCTTGCCTGTTCTGCTGCCGTCAGCCTCTAAAGCTTTACCTAAATAAGTTGTAGACAACCCTGCCGCTAACTCATTTGATTGACCTTTAACTGTTCCGTTATCCATCCACCAAACTAAACCAGTTTCTAGTGTAGTTGCTTCGATTGTAACGTTTAGCTCTGTTCTAACACCTGTAATAGCCATGTTAACACCTCTTTAAATTGGGGCCAAAGAGAAAAGGCTGAGGACTAATCCCCCCAGCCCCGTAACACGATTAAGCGTCAGCTAG